TAAATTACAAATAAAAACATAAAATAAGAAGAAAAACTATGGAATAAAGAGTAATTTAAAGAAAATATAGCATTATATTAAAAAAACAGACCAATTTAAGAGTTTATAAAAGTTTAGTAATTTACTTAACTTGTTTATAATAAAACTGTACTCGGGAAGAGAAAAAACGAAAAAGGAGGAAGAAAAATGCCGATAAGTCCAAGCAAAGTAAAAATGATAATGGCTAAGAAGGGAATAACACCAGAAGACTTAGGAGAAAAGATGAATTTATCAAAAAGTAGAATATCAACTTTAATTAATTGTAAATCGTCTGCTCCACAAATTAGAACAATCCATTCTTTGGCAACAGCGCTTGAAGTTGATGTTAATGAAATTGTTGAATAGGAGGTTTTTATTATGTCAGATGCAGATAAGTATTTACTAGAACTTTTAAGTAAAAGAAAGAAGGTAGTTGATGGACAGGCAATTAGAAAATGAGTTAAGTAGCAGAGAAGTTGCTCCAATGATGGAAATAGAACATTCAAAGTTATTAAGAAAGATTGATGGAATTAATGAAGATTTGGTAAAAGCCAAAATTGGATTTTACAAGTATTGGAATGAAAGTGAGTATATAAATCCAGTTAATAATAAGCCGTGTAGGGAATTTCAAATATCTAAAAAAGGTTGTGAATTTCTAGCACATAAGACTACAGGCACTAAAGGAAACTTATTTACTGACAAATACATGGACAAGTTTGAAGCCATGGAAAAAGTAATTGAAAATCCTAATGGAATAATTAAGCAGCTTATAAGTCAAATTACTAGTATGAATTTAGAATTGCAAGAGATCAAATTAATGCTTAATAAAAGGCAAAAGCAAAGAATTGCTAATAAGAAACACCAGTTGAAGATAAAGGAGCCTTTAGTAAATAGACTTGAAAACATAACAGATGAAATGATTGAGCAGATATTAACTAATTCACTTTCTACAGGCTTATTAAGACTTACATGTGAAGGAAATGTTGTAGATAAGAAAGTTCTCTATGATGAAGCCAATAAGGTTAATATCAGCAAGCATGACATTAAGATAAAACTTGAATTACTTAATAAGATAATCTACAAGCAAGTAAGAATTAACGGAAAGAATATGTGGTGCATAGTTGTAAATAAGTAGTTCACATATTAATTTATTGGTCAAGCTGTAGCAAATACGTAGGGAAACCTATAGGAAAATACACAAAACCTACTGGTGGCTAAGAAGGAGTATTGGAACAGAAATAAAATTTAGGAGGGTTAAACATGAAAGCAACAGGAATTACAAGAAAGATAGATTCATTAGGAAGGATAGTTATTCCTAAGGAAATTAGAAGAACACTTGATATAAAAACAGAAGATGAAGCACCTAATGGTGAAGCAGATTACTTAGAAATTTATACAGAAGGAAGTGACATAATACTTAAAAAGTATAATCCAGGATGTCATTGTTGTAAAAGTTCAGATAACTTAATAGAAGTATTAGGACTTAAATTGTGTCCAAGCTGCTTAGATCAGTTTAATGAGTATAGAAAAATGATTGATACTGCTAGAGGAAAGGATAAGTAAAACATGAATAACTTAAATTTATATGTAGATTTAGTATCTCCAAGATACAAGAAAAGAAGTAAGTTTTCTAAGATGATTAGAAGATTTCTAAGAAAGTTAGGAAGATAGCTTATGGGAGTTATAGCAGAAATTAATCGCATAGCAGACAACAGAGAACGTGCCAAAGAAATTACCAGTAGAGTAATAAGAAAAGGTGATAAAGAGGATAGAATATTTGGTGATGTTTTAATGGAAGAACTTGCGAAAGAAATGAGTTTAGACAAATTTGACGATAACTGGACCATAAAAAATGCTACCAAGGACACCGGCAAGTAATCCAAAGTAGCATGACAATACATTCAAGTAAATTATAAGCCTATAGGGAGGTGTTTATCAAGTGCCATTAGTAAAATGTAGTGCAATTACTTGTATTCATAATAAAAATTGTATGTGTGGAACAGAAGCCATTGAGATGGAAGATTTCGAGTATTATGAGGATTTGCATGATAAGAAATGTGATCTAGTAAGTGATGAAATGAAGTGCATTACCTATAAAAGTAAATATAATAGGGGGGATATGCATGAACTTACTTAAAGAAACTAAAGAAAAACTTAATTATTCAGCAAATAAACTTGAAGAATTAGAAAGTTTAAATATTTATGAACTAAGTAAAGATGCAATTCATTATGTTAGGGATGAAATAAGCAAGTCTAAAAAATATATAGAATACTACTCTGAACTATTGGAAGTTTTGGAGAAGAATAAGGAGAATAAAAAATAATGTTAAAAGTAGTTGGAAAAGTAACATTAACAAATAGTTCATGTTATCAAGATTTTATAGGAATATTACTTAATAATGGCTACGTTGTAGAAATTGAGCCTATTAATCAGAATACTAAACTTGAAATAACTATAAAAAAGTTTGTAATTCCAAAACCATATATGAAAGAAGGTTGTAAGTAATGGGAGTACCAGTATTAATTTTAGGAGAGTCAGGAGCAGGCAAAAGTACAAGCATGAGAAATTTTGAAAAAGAAGAAGTCGGAATATTTAATGTAGCAAGTAAGCCACTACCTTTTAGAAAGAAGTTAAATAAGATAGATAAATCAAATTATCAGACTATTATAAAGTGCCTTAGTAAGCCTACTCTAAAAACTTATGTAATAGATGATAGTCAGTATCTAATGGCTTTTGAAATGTTTGATAGAGCCAAAGAAACAGGCTATAACAAGTTTACTGATATGGCATTAAATTTTAGAAATTTAATTCAGTTCATTATTACAGGTGTTCCTGATGATGTAATAGTTTATTTCTTACATCATTCAGAAGTTACACCTGAAGGTAAAATAAAAGCTAAAACTGTAGGGAAAATGCTAGATGAAAAATTAACACTTGAAGGTCTATTTAGTATAGTCCTACTGGCAACTACAGATGGACAAACACATAAGTTTATAACTCAATCAGATGGTTATACAACTTGTAAGAGTCCTATGGATATGTTTCCACTAGAGATTGATAACGACCTTAAATTAGTTGATGAGACAATTAGAAAATATTATGAATTTGAAAGTGAGGATAAATAATTATGAATATGCCAAAAGATTTTAATGAAGCACAAGGATTTAGTTCATTCGAGCAATTAGAAGTTGGAGGACATATTTGCAGAATAATGAACGTTGAGGAAACTAAAACCAAGAATGGTGGAAAGGATATGGTTGTTATTTACCTAGATACAGATAAGACAGATAAGCAACCAGAGTATTATACAAAGCAATATAAATCTAATAATAAGGAAAACAAGAAGTGGTCTAATAATGCAATATGTAGACAATTAGTATTAGATGCAGATGGATTTACAAATAGAGGATTTAAAAGCTTTATTGATTGCGTAGAAGGTAGTAACAACGGATTTAAAGTGCAATGGGGTGAAAACTTCTGTAATTGCCTAAAAGGTAAGCTAGTTGGTGGTGTATTTGGAAGAGAAGAATACTTAAATCAATCTACTGGAGAAAGTAAGCTTGCTACTAAATTTCAAAACTTCAGAACTGTAGAAATGATTAAAAAAGGTGTGGAGCCACCTAAAGATAAGTTACTTAATCCTAGTGGTAATAATGGATATACAGCACCAACAAACAATCCATTTACTGGTGCAAGCTTTGATGAAGATATAACTCCAGTAGATGATGATTGTATGCCATTCTAATAGAGGTGTGCTATGAGAAAAATGAGATTAATAAGATGTATTCAAGGAAAGACATTAGATGATATATCTAAATGTGTATTCCTTACAAAGAATTATTTAAGATATTTTGAAAAAGAAACGTATAACTTAAGAATCGAGAATAAACAAAGAATAGCCAGGATGCTAGAGGTTACAGTTGAAGAATTATGTGAATCTTTAAGCGAAGAAGAAGAAAAGAAGTATTTTAATTCTAATGGCAGTTTTAAAGGATTTAAGGCAATTCAAACTAAGCACAAAGAGAATGAAAATAAAGTTTTAAAAAAGGATATCATAAAGGCTTGTGAAAATCAAGCCTGTCCTTTAAATAAGAATTGCTATTGTGAGAATGATGTAGTTAAAGAAAATAGAGGAACTTGTGCTGGACAGAATTTGGTTAAGGATAAGCCAGTAAACTTATCAAGAAATGCACTTTATTAGAATAGAGGGTGATTAAAATTCGTTACAAATATACAGATAAGGAAATGAAAAAGATACTTGATAATATGGTTGTGATTGTTGACAGTAGAGAGCAGTCCAATAAGCATATAACAGATTTCTTTGATAAAAAAGGCATTCCTTATAAAATTATTAAA